ATGGCAAAAAGATTTACTGATAATGACAAGTACGCTTCAAGATTAAGGTTCAAAGTCAACAATCGTAATGATCTTAACGATATTATGAATGATCTTTTAGACGCATGTAATTCTGATTTCGTTATGCACAATGATGACAAGTTAACATTAATCTTTGATACTGTTCACTACCATCCTAAATGGGGTTGGGATAATGTTGATGGTTCACAAGCCAAAAAATCTGATCTTGGAGGATACACTCTTAATATGATTGATAAGCTTGCTATGAAAACTGACATTGTAGATATGTGGTACCCTAAAGATGGTCATGTTGGAGTTCACTTTCATAAACATGCTTTAAGTAGAAGATTAAATGGATCAATTAAGCACAAAATTAATACAATGGCTGGTGCTGATGATAGATATATTCCACAAGATGACAGATCATTTGATGATTGGGTAGATGATCAAAGAAAATACATAGTTTTTTAAAAAAAGCCTTGACATCTTCTTAGAACTAGTGTATAATATAACTATAAAAATTAAAAAGGAATGATTATGAAAGATATTTTAGTTTGGGGAGTTACTCCTGATGATACTAGAATCCCACAAGTTGATACTTGGCAGGATGATATTCAACATAACATTAATTGTGTACAAAGTGGTCGTGCTGGATGTACTCACATGACTATAGATGATGCTCAAGATTTATTAGTAGCAGTATTAGCCGCTGGTGATATTAGTTTAGGTGATTTAATTAGTACAGGCATGAGACCATTAAATAGACAAAGAACTGGTCATGATGGTACTTGTCACGGAACAATAAGATTATGAGATTTAATTTTAGAGTAGGATGGTTCAGAATTGAAATCCTTCCAAAATTTAAAATTATATTTGATGTACGTCGTACAATTAATAAAAAAGCAAAAAAAGGTACTGATTACACAAAGCGTGGGCAAGTACAAGCTAGAAAAGCGCAAGCACAGCAAAAGAAAATGAATGCTCAATTTAAAAAACAATCACGTAAGGCTTTAGGTAATAAACCCATTAAACAAAACAAAATAAAATGAAAAGGAGTAAAAATGGTAAAAAATTCTGATATCGTATCAAGTGGAATGTGGTGTTCTACACCAGATAAGAATGGTAATGTAGAATGCATTTCTTTTGCTAAATACATTAAAATGTCACAAAAAGAAAAAGATCATTTTAATCGCGAAAGAGGTAAAGACAAATAGTTGACAAATACTGTATACTATGTTATAATATGATTATATAATGCAATAAGGAGTAATATTATGCGAAATTTTGAAAAAATTGTTGAAAAATTTGTTGTTGAAGATGGAATGACTGATTCAGGTAAAATCATGAATCGTCTTTCTGATGAAGGTTATTTTGATTTCTTTTATTCAGAAGATGATTGGTGTGAAATAGAACAAGACATTTATCTAATGATAGATGAACTTACTCATCCATTAAATGCAGGAGTATAATGACCAAGCTTATAATGAATGAGTCATTTGCAAAATGGACAGCAACAATAATGTTTTTAAGTGCTGGGACTATCCTCTCAGCAAATATAGAATCTTCACGATGGGGATTCTGGATGTTCTTAGTAGGACATGTACTACTATCATTATATTTTGCAAGAGAAAAAGATTGGCCAATGTTTGCACAAAACTTTTTCTTTCTTTGGATAGATATTTTCGGAATCTATCGCTGGTTTATCGCTTAAATAATTTAACTATTTAAAAAATAGATAGTTATTATTAAAATAATTAATATTAAAATATTATAATATAGTAATTTAGTATTATAAATAAAAGTAACAAACATAGTTAGATTATCTAACATGTAAAAAAATCGCTCTAGTAGCGTAATTATTATAACCCGCTCTTTAAGAGCATCATTTAATTCTTAATAGGAGAATAGATATGAAAAAGCTAGCATTAGCAACAATTATGGCAACAGCCGTTTCAACTGCTTCAGCATTTGATTTTGGCCCTTTTAATAACAACAACTATGGTTATGTAGAAGATAACGGTATCTTTTCGTTTAATCCATATTCAATGATGGATCCACGTTGGTATCCAACTGAATTTGTAAATATGATTAACGAAGTTGACGATCCAGATTACGTTGTATCTTATCAGCATAATCCATATAAAAATTATGGTTATGCATCACCATACTACAACTTCCCTGTACAAGAGAAGTAATATAGGAGAAATCTATGATAGGTTCAAGCTGTAACGAAAAGAATTGTCCAGGTTGGGCAGCGGCATTGCTAATGGGGGTAATTGCATATGTCGTTGTAGCTGTAATGTTTATCAAAGATGTATATGCTGGTCCTGTTGTGGTATCTTTCGAAAGAGAGTTACCCAACGAGACCTTCTACTTTAAAAGAACATTCGAGGACAAAGACTCATTTGAGATGTGGTTGATGACAAGATTAGAAGATAAAGGTTGTGATCCATATCTTAAAAATATGTTAATAGAATTTAAACCAACTGAAGAAGTATAAATATTTTTTAATTAAATACCTAGGAGTATATTATGAGTTTACCAGAAAGAGATGGTGACGGTTATTTGTTAGATATGTCAGAATGGTCTGTCGATGTTATGAATGCAATGGCAGAAGAAGATGGATATGAACTAACTGATGAAAAAATTGAGCATATTATGAAAGCAAGAGAAATCTATGAGGATACATCAGCTGTTCCTGCTATTCGTAATTTTGCAAAGGCAATTGGTATGGATAAAAAAGAAGTATTCAAAATGTGGATGACAGGTCCCATGAAACCAATTACTAAATATGGTGGTTTGCCTAAACCCACAGGTTGTGTTTAAAGGAGTATAATATGGCAAGTTTAAAAAACTGGTGGAAACTTCAAGCAGAAAAATTTAAAAAAACTGATTGGAAAGGAAAGTATGAAGCTGAAAAAGAAAGAGCTGATACTTGGCAATTTAGATATAATGGTTTAGCCAGAAAAATCAGGGCGCTTGGAGATGAAGTTTATAATGACGACCATATAGATCCTCACATTAGATAAAAAAAGGGAGCAATTAAGCTCCCTCTTTTTTTATTAAGACCTTAGTCTTATTTAGCAAAGATCTTATACAATACAGCTGCTGCTACTAAACCAACTAGTCCTTGTGAACCAAGTTGTGCAACAATACCAGTGATTGTTCCGATTACGTCGCCACCGATGAATGGAACAGTACCACCAAAGATAACCTGTAAAACGATTGCTAGTGCGATTAAAGCAACACCTGCTGATGTAGCCTCATTAATCCAACCTACTACTTGTTTTAACATATTATTTCTCCTTCTTTTGTCTTATTATTTTAGTACCCGCTTTACCTTCAACATTTTTAAGACGTAACTCAATCTCATCAATTTTTTTAGTAATCTTCGGATACTTTTTACGCCAGGCATCTTCTGGTTCTTGTAACCAAGTCCAACCCCAGCGAATGGCAAGATAATCTAAAAAACTATCAAACTTGCCGTTTAACCATATTCCTGCATGCGTTTCTTTAAACCATGCTAAGAATGCCGCACCTAGTAAAGCGCCAGCAATTGCAGTATAAATCCACAATGTGTCGCCTAACATGCGATCAATCATATCACTCATTGATTCGCTTCGGTGTATTGTACATAATATTTCATACTATGATCATATGCACCATCAAAAGGACAACCTTTTTTAAGAGCTGCCCAACGACCTCTCCATTGATCCTTGATTCTTTGCCAAGGTGTAAGAGATCTAATATTACCGTAATAATTAATGTATCTTGCTTTGCTGTGATGTTTATATCCCATTAAAGCAAAAGGTACTTTAGTAACCATATCATTATTATTTACGTGTCGATAGTGAGGAATTTGAGCAAATGATTTAACAAATGATCTTGTTCCTACTCTCGGCGACCCATATGTATATAAAGCATTAACTTTATCACCGAGTCGACTTGTTGCGATTGTAGCCATTGCACCACCAAGTGAATGTCCACAAACGAATAAATTTTTACCATCAAGTTTCATTTTATTTAATGAAGCTGTAATAGTATCCCATACTTTATTAACTTCTTCCTGAAATCCATTATGAACTAATCCATGTCCGTTATTTGCTTTATCAGGAAAAGCATTTAAATCTGCTGTAATATCAGAAAATTCTGTAGGTTCTGTCCCTCTAAAACATAAAACAACTTCATCTTTATTTGATACAATATGACACTGAGCACCATCAATATCAATAAATTTGTGTGTTGTATACCCTAGTTTTTTATATTCGGGCTTGGCCGGTTTGCCATCTAAATAAGCAGTTTGTGCTGCTTTTGCCATTTTTGAACAGTTTTCAATCATATTTTATACCTCTTTCATACTATCTGTTTTATTTATAATAATTTGATTACTTATTATATATAAATAATCAATAGAGTAAGCTAAGCTTATTTTCAAAAACCAATTTAAAGGAATATTATAATGAATAAATTTTATGCATTATTGATTGGTTTTGCTATGTCTTTATTTATTAACACAGTGAATGCAGAACCGATCGAAACAATTTCGACCACAGATAGCACTGTGACGACTAATGGCTCGATGAATACAACCATCAAGCAACCACCGCCATCTGCGATCTCACCGCAATTTAGTGCAGGTAATAATAGTGACCTATGTACTATTGGTGTAGCAGGTGCAGTTCAAACTCAAATTCTTGGTATCTCAGCAGGTACAACATTTACCGAAGAAAATTGTATTAGACTTAAAAATGCTAAAACTATGTATGATATGGGTATGAAAGTCGCTGCTGTATCTATTATGTGTCAAGACCAGAAAGTCTTTGATGCTATGATGCACGCCGGAACTCCTTGTCCGTATAATGGATTGATTGGTAACGAAGCTAGATTAGCTTGGGAAACACATGTAGAAACAACTCAACAAGAGTTAGATATTTCAGACGGGAAATTAAATGCTAAAGAAACTGCTACTTACGGCCTTGGTGGCCTTGCTGCCTTATTATTCTTATTCTGAATCTATAAAGCCTTATTACGGATTCACGGGGAATGCTGTGAATTATGGCAATCCTTGGAGTATGGATAGTGTATTGCCTGATCCGAGTGGAACAAGTATTAATAATGTATTTTATACTTACACTCCAATAAAAGAAACCAATTCCAATTTTGAAGTAGACATTGGTAACTGGAATGCTGATAAGTCTGGTTATGTTTGGAAAGAAACAGATAATTGGGATGGAGCTCCAGGCGGAATTGCGATTATTAAGAATGTTCCACTACCTTATGTACATCGTTCTCAGTTTGGAGATGGATTTTTAAATACAACTGGTGATGGTACGGTTGAAGATGCAACAGTGATTTACACATATAAAGTAGATCCTTGTTATAATCCACAAGCAAATGTTAATTGTCCAGGATTTATTCCACCCAAACCTCCAGAAATTGATGTATCTTCTTTATATGAGCAGTTTGAAGTAGAGGAAGAAGAAACAGATAACAAAGAAGAAAATTATGACGAAGAAGAAGAAAAGTCTGAAGAAGAATTAGCAGAAGCAGAAGAAAAAGAAGAGAAAGATAGAAAAGAAAGATTAGAAAAAGCATTAGCAGAAGCAGATAATTCCGCTTTATTTGCAGAGTCAATAGCTCAAGGATTAATGCTACAACAAATGAATAATCAGGTTAATATGACTAGTTATATCAATAGTACTATTCCTGGTGGTTCATATAAAGAAACTGTAAAATTAGATGGAGGGCAACTTCCAGATAATAAGAGTGGAAGACGTTTGAATTGGTCCACTCAAAAATTGCACGAAGAAATGATCAACGCGCAATATAGATGATGAATATATGATAAGAAAAAAATAACTAGTTAGGAGAGAACATATGTTCATTAAAACATTAATCACAATTGCTACATTAGGTATGATTACTAGTGCGGCGGCTGATACTCCAATTAATGGTAGTGTACAGTCAAGATGCATTATTTCTACCGACACAGCTGGTGTGTATGGTAACCCTAATGCTTATACGTTAACAACAGCAGTAGCTGATGGTGGTGTTCTAGCGGTAACACGCGTAGACGTTACATTAGCTGATGCGTATTATGTAGAATTTACTGCACCAAGTGCTTTTTCATCTGCACCAAATTTACCAGACGTGGTAACATGGTCAGGCGATACTGAAGTATCTGCAGTATCAGACGCTACAAATATGGCAGATTATGAAACAAATAAAATTGAATTTGATATGACGGATAAGTATGATTTAACTGCAACAGGAAGTACTTGGTTTAAGACTTCATCTACAGCAGTTATGGGAGGCTCAAAAGCTTTTCCAGGTGGAAGTTACACAGCACTTGTTGAAGCAAGTTGCGTAGCACAATAATGAGGAAAAATTAGATTATGAAATATTTTATTATGATGTTGGCGTTATTACCTTTAACATTGAGCGCTCATGAAATGACGCCAACATACCCAAAATTAGAACCATCTCATGTTGAAGGAGTACTAAAAACTACAATGGAGATGTTAAATAAAAGAAAAGATGTAGAGTATTATGAGGTTGGAGTATTTGATAAAGATTGGAAAAATGTTCCGTTTGTAACTTCTTATTCTATAAGTAAACAAAATATTATAGAATTAAAATATCTTAGTAGAGTTAGATTAGATATTTACATAAGAGAAAAAGATAAAGATAGAGCATTATATATTTGTTCTAAATCTAAAATAAAAAAAGAAGATGAAATCAGAACCGCTATCTTATCTAGGATATGTTCTAAAATAAAATGAGAAGGAACATTGAAATGAAAAAATTTGTTGTATTTTGTTTATCAATGATATTTAGCGGCGGAGTTTTAGCTGCTAGTTCATTAAATTTACAATTACCAAATGCTGGTAGTACTTATGGACAAGATAGTATAAGATCTCCTGATGGTCTTGATTGTAAAAATGCTATTGGCGGAGCAACTAATTTAGAATTTGGTGTTACTGGTATTATTGATAATTATGATTCTCCATTTGGATCGAGTAATCCAAATGTTGATAGTACTAAAGACGTAGGTGTTTATGCGAGAATAATTATTCCGTTAGATGCGCCAAAAGAAAGAATTAATTGTAATTCATTATATGAACTTGAGTTAAGAAAGAAAAGACTTGAGGTAATTAAATTACAAGAAGAAATTAATAAATTGAAAAATTTTAAATTTGAAAACGATTCTGACAAGAAAAAATGAAATATTCTATAGTATGTTTAATGATATTTTTAACAGGATGCTCTACTTTAGAAACATATCCTATTATAGATATTATTAGTAAAGCAACTACTGTTAAAACTGTATTAGAAGAAACAAAACCAATAACAGAAGATGTTTATGAAGAAGAAAAATATTATGATTCGAATCACAATTGGAATGGATCAGAAGTTGTGGTTCAAAAAGTAGAGAAGAAAAAACCAGAAGTTAATCAACAAGAAATTGTTGGTGAGGTGGAAGAAGTCGAAGAGCAACCATTAAGGTTACCTTGGCCATTATTAATTATATTTTTACTTTCTGGAGGGCTGTATTTAGCAAATACAATTAGATATAAATTATTAATGAGGAAAGAAAAATGATTCCAGTAGAACTAATTACAATGGCAGGTGGCGCCGCAATGGGTGGACTTTTTAAGTTCATGGACCAAGCTCAAAAAAATAAAGCAGAACAGCAAAAACTTTTAATCGGTAAGATGAATGCCGAGACAGAGAATGATGCTAAGAGAAAACAGGCAGCAACAGATTCAGCAAACGCAGCTGCAAAAAGAGTGGGTAATGATCCATTCGCTAAAATGACAAGACGTATCTTTGTATTATCTATGTTAGCAATGGGTGCATGGGCAATGACTGCTGGTTTAACAGGATTAGATATTGTTGTTCCTGTAGAAGTTACAAAAGGATTTAATTTACTAGGTTTATTTGATAATACACAAACAGTTACAGAGTTTGTAAGACTAGAGAACGCGGTAGTTGCATTTGAGTGGCTTAAGATTTCTATTCTTGCGGCTGGTTCATTCTATCTAGGAAAGAGTTAAATGGATTTTGCAAACGTTAACGATGCAATAAAATGGTGTTGGGATTCATATGAGCCCAACTACTCTATTGCATCTCAATGTGCTCAATCTTATATCAGTAAATTTACAAAAGAAGAAGTGGAAAGGCAAAGGGAATATAATAAACAAAATCCTATTGTATATCCACGTACTAGAATTAAAAGATATTGAAAACTAGAAAGGTAAATCATGGCAGATAAAGATTTAGGCGAAGAGCTAGAAAAATTAGAAGGACTTAAAGACAAATCATTTAATGTAATGGGGTTGAAGATGACTCCTACAACATTAAGTATGGCTATTGCTGGTCTTGGTTCTGTTATTGGTATGTTATATGCAGGTTTTACAATGTATCAAAAGATTGAGGAAGTTGCTAATCTTGATGTAGGTGCATTTGAACAGCGCATGGAATTAATTGACCAAAAGATTGACAATCAACAAAAACTTTTATCATCAATGGAAACAAACTTAAATGATGCTAAAACAAATATGTATCGTATTGATACAAAAGTAACAGCAAAATTAGAAAATTATGATACTAAATTAGATCGTTTTGAAAATAAACTAGAAACGACAAAAACAGATCTAGAAGATCGAATTCAAAAAGCTTTAGACAATCCACTTAATGATTAATAAGAAAAATGGCAGAATTTAATTATACTGATAATGAAATTAAAGAGCTGATTGGCATATCAGATTCAGATGATTCATTTTCCTGGGCTAAAAAAATTAATTGGGAAGGAAAAGTATTAACTGAAATTTTTGAGAAAAACCCAACAAGAATTATTCAATCTGGAAACTATTATTGGTTACCACACAGAGCTCACGGAAGAGCAGATTGTCTATGTGGTGATGGAAGCTGGGATGAGTTTATGGGCGGCAATTTAGAAGCAGATATACTAAATCAATTTGAGTTTTATGAGAAGCTTCAAAAAAGTTTAACATCAGAAAGAAAACCATTTTCAGATGCTGGTGGTACAGATGATGAAAAAATTTGGACTACATATGATAACAAATATATCAATTGGTTTGCTGATGATAATACTCGTGTAATTTCTTCACAAGAAGCGCATGAAATGTATGGAGATAATGCGGCTGATGTTTTTGTTTGTATTGGTTCTTTAAATAGCGATGATCAAACTTGGATTGAAGAAGAATTAAAATATGTTGTTAAAATGTCAAGTGATTGGATTTTTGTAAAAGCTAGAATACAAGATGACGGCTGGAATGAAGAATTTATTAATAATATGGAAGCTACGTATAATTTAGAAAAAGTCGGCGAGACTTTTTGGCAAAATTGGACCGGCGGACATTTTCAAGATATGAGCAGATTATGTTGGTGGTGGAGAAAAATTAACACTTAATAGGAGTAAAAATGGCACAGCAAAATAGATATGACGTAGAACTAATTAAAGTAGTAGATGGTGATACAGTCGATGTTAACATCAACCTTGGTTTTGGTGTTTGGCTACGCGATGAGCGTGTAAGAATTATGGGCATTGACACACCAGAATCACGCACAAGCGACAAAGTAGAAAAACTATTTGGTATTGCTGCTAAAAATAGATTAAAAGAACTTTTGAAAAATGGTGGACAATTAGTTACTACTGAAGATAAAGATGGCGAAGATATGAAAGGTAAATTTGGTCGTATTCTTGGCGATTTTTATGTTGAGTATCCTATTACTTCAATGGATTATAATGGCATGACAACCCCCACATTAGTCACAGAAATCATGATTAAGGAAGGACATTGTGTTCCTTATTTTGGTGGCTCTAAGGACGATGTACAGGCCAAACATATGAAAAATCGTGAAAAATTGCTATCAGAAGGTGTTGTTGACCAAGCAAAATACGATAATCTCTGCAAAAAGCTTAAAAAAGACTGAAATTTTTTCCAAGTTATTGATTTATAAGGCTTTTTTATTTCAAAAAAAGGTTGACATTTTTTGAAAATCATGTTATAATATTACTATAAATGGTAAAAAGAGTGGTAATATTACACAATGAAATATATTAATGTAGTCGGTGGAAAATCTAAAGAACGTGAAATCGTAACATCTACCGTCGAATGGTGTCTCCATAAACTCATGCCGCGTATCCGTAATATCGAAATCGATGTCACTATTAAAAATAGTGATGCTTATGGATACTGCCTCATGGGTGATACAAATCGCGAATTTGAAATGGAAATTTGTAAAGGTATGTCTTTGTATGAATTAATTGGTACTGTTGTACACGAAATGATTCATGTAAAACAATATGCACGTGGTGAATTAAAAGAAATTATTGGCGGTGTACATCGTTGGAAAGGTACATTAGTTCATGAAGATATTAATTACCATGATGCTCCTTGGGAAGTGGAAGCGTATGAATTAGAAGAGGAATTAACATTAGAAGCTTTTAAAGCTCTTGAAGTAACTTTATAAATAAAGGAAAATATAATGAATAAACATTTAACAGTGAAAGAAGTTTTCACTGCAGTTGCAGCAGGTATAGCAGCCGCGGTTGGACTTATAATTTTATTTACATTAGAATAAAAAAACTTTTATATATAAATCAATATTATTAAAAAGTAATATTGTGTTAACAATGTTACACTTTGTTTTATAAGTGTAACACTTTTTGTTATAAATAATACGGAGAATTAAATTGGAAAATTTAACTACTGATGAAATAAATGCATTGATTGTAGAAGCCGGTTATAGTATCGTTGTTGATGATTCATCATTTGTACAAATTAATGCTTCAGATGAAGCTCAATACGAAGTTCACTATAATATAGGCGATGAAGTTATTGAAAATCATGTATTTATTACAACTGATCAAGATGGAGATTTAATCGCTGACTGCGCGTCATTTGATTAAATATTGAAGGAGAAATTATGAATCCATTGAAAAATTACGTTTTAGTTACCCAGCAAGAAGCAGAAACGAAAACTGCCAGTGGTATTGTACTAACTGGCTCTTCGGTTGATGTAGGTGCTAGACCAGGTCGAGTCGACGCGGTTGGTCCAGATGTCAACAAATATGAAATTAAAGTTGGCGATAAAGTTGCACTAATCTGGGAAAAAAGCTTAAGGATCGATACTAATCGTGTTCTCGTAAGCGACGAATTTATTCTTGGAGTTTATTAATTCTCTTGAAGGTTAATTACACACCTTAAGTGTATATATTTTATAAAAGGAGATTATAATGAAAAAATCTTTTATTGCAGCAGCAGTAGCTGCTTCTTTTTTAACTACATCAGCAATCGCTGATATTTCTATTACTGGTAATTACGAAGGTACCTTTACAGGTGGTAATGGTCCAGCTAATTATGCTCAAGATTTAGATCTTACAGTTAAAGGTAAGTCTGGCGAGTCTACAGTTACTATGATGCTAGAAGACATCGGCGCAGACACTTCAGATAATTCTGTTAATGCTACACAAGTTTGGATTGATACTAAACTTGGTGGTTTAGATCTTATGGCTGGTAACAAAAAAGGTATGAAGGGTAATGGCCTTCTACAGAAAAAATCTGCAGCTTCTCAGAAGTTCTCAGTTGCAACTAACGTTGGTCCAGCTGGTGTTAAAGTAACACAAAAGTCTGGTGACGGTAATGCTACTGCTGATCTTACTTTTAATGTTGCAGGTGTTGATATTAAAGCACAAAACGTAACAAATGATACTCGTTTCCTTACTCTAGGTACTGAGTTTCAAGGTCTTTCAGTTAACGTAGAAACTCAAGAAGCTTCTGCTGGTAAAACTAATACTGCTTATTCAGTAGGTGGCGATGTTGCTGGTTTTGGTGTTACATATGTTAATATCGATGTACAAGACGCTGCTGGTGTAACTCAAGATGATGGTATCCTAGGTGATATCTCTGATGCAGTTGCTGGTAAAGATCTATATGGTGTAGTTGCATCTATGGATGTTGCAGAAGTTGGTACATTAACAGGTAAGTATATTACTAAAAATGATGCAGATATCTATGTTGGTAAAGTAGAAAGAGGTATTTTCTCTGCTTCAGTAACTGATGATTCATCAGCTTCAGATCTGGCTTATAAAGTAGAGATGAACGTCGCATTCTAATATAGCAATTAGAATACTCAAAAAGAAAGGGACCAGCCGGTCCCTTTTTTATTTCTTTTCTTTTCCGCTTTTGGCTACCATAGCTTGACCACCAAAGAACGCAGCAACAATAGCAGCAACTGATACAAAGTATGTAGCAGCCATATCACCAAGAATCTTAGCAGCTTGATCTAATGTTAACATTGTAGCAAGAACAACAGCAAAAGGATATAATAACATACCAAATAAAGCGAACCATGCCATAGTTCTTTGCGCATCTCTCATTGCATCAGCATCTTCTAATTCTTTACGTTTAAATTCAAGATGCATTTCATATTCCTCTTGAGAAATATGTCCATCACCATCTAAGTCTGCATCAGCCATTACCGAGGCATCAATTGTTTTAACCTTTTTAACTTCTTCATCTGCCATTTTATAATCTCCTAATTAATTTAGCATAATAAAGAATTCATATCAATTAGTATTTATAAATAAGTATAAATATATTTTGCTAATAGTCAATTTTACAGGAGGAGACGAAGATGGCAATTAAAGTAGCAGGCAACACAATGATTAGCGATACGTATGAATTACAAAATATCGCAAATACAGATACAATCACAAAAAATACTATTAACTCAGCAATTAAATTTCAAAGTAATGTTTTAAGAATATTTGATTCTCAAGGTACAGAAGTTAGAACTCTTTATTGCGCAAGAGATTAACTTGGAGAATATAACATGGCAGTAGTATTCCCCTTTGTATTTGATGGATCAAATAATATGGTGCAAGCCGATCAAGAAGCAATAGACGATTTAAATGAATTTGCTGGTTGGGTTCACGCACAACTTCCATCTGTTGAATTACAAATAGGTAATTATGGAAGTGATCCAAATTTATTATCTGGCTTTCCTTTAACAGATACATATTATATTGCAGGATCTTCAACATCTAGAGTAGATCGTTTTGCAACAGAAGCTGAAACACCAAACATTTCTCAAAGTTCTACGGTATACAATTCATGTAGAGAAGTAAGATGGTCTGATCCGCAACCAACTGGAGATCTTAATAATTTCCAATTTCCTGTATATTTAGCAAACACTGCAACAGAGAACTATCAAATTCAAGCAATGACTCGCCAAGATTTTATTGATACATTTGTTACTCCAGTAATAGATCAATTTACAACTTCAGCTACAGGAACAGCTCAAGGCGGAACTTATTTTATAAGTACTGCAGCAGCACCAGCAAATGCAACACAAGTAGGAACATTTTTTGCTGATACTATTGCAGATACTAGTGCATATACTTCTGGTGGTATACCTGAATCTACATATCAACCATTAACAGTTAATACATATTATTTACATAAGGTAGATTATCCTGAAACCTCTTATGCAGTGATAACAGGTGGAGATCAGTTTCCTATATATTTTGATGCAACAGATGAAACACTTCGAGTACATACTCCAGAATCTTGGAGAGATTTGCTTGCTCCATTTATAAATTATGAATTAGCTAATAACGCAACTAAGAAAATATCATATAATATTAATGGTTCAGGTTTAACAGTTGGAACAAGTATGATAGATACAAGACGAGTGCCTACAGGTACTGGTTATACGACTAGATTTGTAAATGCTGATGATTATAGAACACAAGAGTTTCCAAACGGTACACCTCAACAAGTTGGAATATCTCAATCTCTTAGAATTAAAAAAGGAAATTAACATGAAATCATTTATACACTTTATTACGGAAGCCAAAGTAGGAGATAAATGCTCTTGCTGTGGTAATAAAATTAAAGAAGACGGAACTTGTGGTTGTGATGAATCATGTGAATCTTGCGGTGGTCAACATAAGATTTCTGAAGCAACTTATAAAGGCAGAGAAGTAACTCTTAATAAACCTACTGCGGGTGATGTTAAAAAATCAAAGGTTTATGTAGATCCTGATGGAGATGGTAAGGCTAAAAAAGTAGAATTTGGTGATCCTAATATGTCAATTAAAAAGCATATTCCAGCTCGCCGTAAATCTTTTAGAGCTAGACATAATTGTGATAATCCAGGACCTAAAGATAAAGCCAGGTACTGGAGTTGTAAAGCATGGTAATAGGAGAAGAAAATGGCAGAATTTAGTGGTAAAATTATAAATGCATATTATATAAATCCGGATCAAACAAACATTAGAATAGATTGGTCTGATGATGGAAAAACTCTTCTTCCTTTTTATGTGGAAGTTGATGAAAATAATCTAAATTATAAAGCATTACTTGAAGAAGGTTGGGATGAAGAAAAACTACAAGACTCAACAGCAGAATATAAAAGAATGCATTCAGAAGCACACAATATAGAAGTTGCTGCTGCAGCAAAACAGTTAATTGAGCAAGGTCTTTATCAAAATTATGAAAAAGATGCGATACATGAGCAAAAGATGAGAATGCTTTCATCTGACAATGATATTTTTGAAAGTATATTACAAAATAATGTAGATAAAGACTACTTATTTAAATTTAAATTATGGGCTTTAGAAAGCGATTATATGAAAGATGCTGATGCAGAATTAAAAGGAAAAGTTCGTAAAGCTCAATCAGTTGTAGAAGCACTGTCTCTAATTACCAATTAATTAAATTTTTATATTATGTGGGATACTGATAATTTAAAAGTCACTTTAGACCTGTGTACGTTTTGTAATGCGGGTTGTCCTCAATGTCATAGAACAAACTCTAAAAATAATTTGCAGAAAAAAGAATGGCTGCCTCTTGTTCAATGGTCTCTCGATGATTTCAAAAAAGCTTTCTCTCCAGAAGATGTAAAAAAAGTTAAGGATTTTAAATTTGTAGGGTCGTGGGGAGACTCTATTATGATGAAAGATATATTTGAAATAGTAGAATATATTTTAAACAGTTCAAAGTTTGTAACAGTACAAATAGAAACAAATGGATCTATTAGAGATGAAGAATGGTGGTGGAATTTTGGTATAATGGGAGGACGACGACTAAATGTAAGATTTGATGTTGATGGAATTAATCAAGAGATGCATTCTAAATATCGTAGATTTACAGATTTAAATAAAGTATTAAATAATATGAAAACATTTGCATCTACATATGCAAATGCAAAAACTCAAACTGTCGTATTTAAGCACAATCAAGATTATTTAGATGAAATAAAAGAATTATGTATTAAAAATGGTTCAAAATTTCATACAAATGTTATTTCAGATAGATTTGATAGAAGTGAAATAGATGAAAATGGTAATTATCCTTTTATAAATGAAAATGGCGAAAAAGAAGTATTAGAGCCAGCAAATAGAGATTGTTTAACAAATCCTTTTATTCCAGGTGCTAAACCAAATCAACTTGTATTAGATAATCAAATAAAATGCCGTTGGGCTTTACCAAGAAATGATATTATTATAAATCCACTTGGACAAGTAGTACCTTGTTGTTATATAGACAACGGATATTTTAAATCAAATTATAAAGATAATACGGATTGGATTAATTCTCCTCATTGGAAAGATTATACAGATAATAAAGAAGATTATAATATTTTTAATCATACTCTCAAAGAAATTGTAGATGGAAAATGGTTTACTAAAACTTTACCAGAAAGTTTTAAATCAGAAAAACCTTTATGGCCCTGTGAAAGACAATGTTCGAACCGTGCTAAAAAAGAACATCAGTTAAGAGAAGAAATAAATGTCACCACAAATTAATATTATATTTGTTAAACATGGAAAAAAGTATACAGCAAATCATGTAAATAAATTACATGAGCAATTAATACAATATTATCCAGAAGCAAATTATTATTGTTATACAGATGATATTAAGGGTGTTAAAATTAATTGTATTGGAGTATATAAAAAACCGTCATTAAAATATTGGTGGAATAAATTAGCATTATTTAGTAAAGACTTTCCATTAAGAGGTAAATGCTTATTCTTTGATTTAGATATGGATATTAAAGAAGATCCTTCTCAATTTATTACTTGGGATGGATTAACAATACTTAATGCTTATTGGAAAGAAGATTTAGAGTTTGCTAAACATGCTTATGATGTTAAAATAAATAGTTCAGTAATTACTTGGATTGCGGGTGAGCAAAATCATATTTGGGAACACTTTATGACGAATAGAGATTATTTTATGCGCAAATATAAAGGCATAGATAGATTTTTAGTACATGAAAAATTTAAATTAAATAAATTTGAAAATGGTATAGTAAACAGTGTTGCAAATCCTTATGGAGCTCCTACACCAATTGATATGTATAATGGTATTGAATATGTCGTATAAAGAAAAACTATATAAAAATGCATTAGAAGCAGTAAAAGAATTATATGAATTATCTAAATATGAAACAGATATAGATTTATATCGTTCAATTGATATTATTAATTCAGTTAAAGAAAGTCAAATTGAAAGTAAAGAGTGGCTCGTTGAAACTTTATTACCTTTTATAGATAATCCTAAACGTATATGTATAGTAGGTTCTTGGTATGGACTTATTAGTGCAATGCTCAATCAACACTTAAGCGATAATGTAGAAATAAGAAATATTGATTCAGATCCAGAATCTCCAAAAATTGGAGAAGTATTACAAAAAGGTTTAATATCAGAAAATACTAAATTCATTCATAATAATGCTGAAGATTATTTGTTTGATACTATTAAAAGCTTTGATGTAATTATTAATACAAGTTGCGAACATATGGAACAAGATGATCTTAATTTAATATTAGCATTAAAAAGAAAAGATACAATTATATGTTTTCAAGGTAATAATTATCATGATGTACAAAGTCATATTAATACACACAATTCTCTTGAAGAGTTTATAAAATCATTTAACTTAATAGATGTATTTTATTCAAATGAAAAAGAACTTGAAAATTGTAATAGATATATGGTAATTGGTAGATGAAAAGAGTTATTTTTACATTATATGATGATATAAAAATTGATTCTCGTAAATATTTAGGAAAGCGTAAAATAGATTTATCTGCTGAAAAAGACGCTAGCGTTGCTAAAGAATTAATTACAAAAGATTATTTTGATTTATTAGTAACTAATAAAGAAGACTATGCAAAAAAGATTAATGTAGATTTTAAATTCTTTCATAATACAATGAAGGAATTTGACGTAGATACTGAATTAGAGTTTACTAAAATAAATTTATATAAACACCATTTATTTGCTCAACTTGCTGAAGAATATGATGAAGTTATGTATGTTGATATGGATGTTGTGTTTAATACAGATTTAAATATATTTGATGAGCACGATTTATCAAAAGGTATTCATATTAAAGATCAAGATTATGATATAGTTTCTAAAAATAAAGAAGCTCTTAATTTAGATCAAGTTGGTTTAAGAAGTCCTGTTCTCAAATACCATATTACGAAAGATTTATTAGATGGTGGAGATAATCATGTAATTAATACTGGTATTATGCTAGCTAACTCTGAGCATATTAAAAAAATTCATTTCATTGAAAGAATGAAAGAAGCCATTATAAAAATTCAAGAAATTAAAAAAGAAAATTTAAATCGATTTTTTGAAAATTTATATTTTGCAAATAATGAATCTATTTTTTCATATATTTTAGAAAAGTATAAAATACCTTATGTAATTTTTGATGATAAATGGCATAAAATATATGATCATAGACCTGCTGATAAAGTTGATGCTCATTGTATACATTATATTAATAAACAATTCAATGCATTTTTTAATAAGAAAACAAAATGTATTTTTTCATTATATGTTCACATAGACGATAATAAATTAGATGCTCCTCCAAGCTATCGTGATAATGAAAAAAATAAAAGTAAAATAGCACAAGAACAATTTGCAAAATATGAAAATGAATTAATTCAAAATCATAAAGATTATGCAAAAGCAATTGATGCAACTTATTTAAGATTTACAAGGGATGAAAAATACGAAAATTTTATAAAAAAATTTCCTGATTTATCAGAATATGATGCTATAAATTTATATAAAATTTATTTGCTTGATAAACTTACTTATGAGTATGATTATGTCATGTACATTGATTATGATGTTTGGTTTAGAAATCACAGAGATATATTTGATACTGTACCAGTAGACTATGCTATTTGTTGTCAATATGATGATAAACATAAACTACACATTTATGATAAGTCTCAGGCGTACTTTACTCATTATCAAAAAGATTTTAGAAATCCACAAGCAAAATATTGGAATGCTCATGCTCTATTAAATGAAGATAATTTAGAACCAGATAATAATGTATATAATACAGGTGTTATTTGTGCATCAAGATATGGTATGGATAAATTAGATTATTTTAGTAATATAGATGAGATTATTAAAACAATGAAGGAACTTAAAGAAGACGAATATTCATTTTATCCAGAAAATATAAGAGCTTCTTTTGGTTATGATAATGAAACTATATTTTCATATAAATGTCAAAAAAATGATGTATTAATTTATAGATTACCAGAATCTTTCCACTTTAAACAATATTATGGTAGTAAAGCAGAATTTAATACAAATTCCATTTCTTTTAAAACTGCAAAAGGAAGGTTCGAACAAATAATGAGAGAGGTAGATGTAACAATTGTTCATCTTATTTCTAAAAATTTTAGCTTAGTATTTGATAAATAGTTGACATATCTTGTTTTGTATGATATAATAAACTATGAAAAAGACTAAATCAATAAAAAATAAAATTAAACAAGCGGTTCGAACACCGCTTTTTCGTATGCGTGTTGTAAAAGATAAGAAAAAAGAATTGAAAAAGTCTGGTAAATATTACGAATGATATTTCTCAATAAAAATCCAAAGAGACAATTTACTTGTTTTAAAAACAAATTATGGATATATGGATACTCAAATTATTCACACGAAGATCTTTATAACAAATTAGAAAATAGAGATCCACCAAAAGATATACGTGGTCAATTTGCATATGTTTATATCGATAACGATTATTGGATAGGTTGTGTAGATCATTATGCAACTACAAATCTTTACTATACAAAAAATAAAATTAGTGATAACCTTAGAGATCTAATAAAAGATACAGATCAATTAACTGATTGTAAACTTTGGCATGAACAAAAAAATATAATAAAACAATTTACTGTTGGTGAATTAACTCGCTATAATGAGATTGAACAAATAATGCCTGAACATTATTGTATTAATACAAAGCAATCTCGTTATATGGATTTATTAAATGAAGATTCTATCTCTGAACCAGATCCTAATAAAACTTTAAAATGTTTAGAGAGAATATTTTCTCATATTCATAATCTCGATCCAGTAGTATCGTTTAGCGGTGGTAAAGATTCTGCTTTTCTTGCAATGGCTTTAAAACATTTTGGATTTAATCCGCGCTTAGTAAAAGTACATAGTGATAATGTAAAAAACTTAATTGATATTAATGCTGCTAAAGATTACGAGAATATAGGATGGAATATAGAATATCTTAATGTTAATAACACTAGACATTTTTCGAAAGATACTTATTGGTGCGAAGATACACATTGGCATGCCGGCCAATTTTCTGTTAAAAGACATGCAGTAAAAGATAAAGGCGATATAGCAATGTCTGGTGAAGTAGGAGGAGGATATATTGTAGGTGATATCGTAAAATACTCTCATAATTATTTAGCATCTACAAATAACCCAAAAATAGAAGATCTAGTAAATATTTTTACTAATGCAACTAGTAGTCATTTTCAAAATACTCCTTCTACTATTATTTCAAACGTAGAAAAAAATGCTGGATATCATTTTATATTAAACTATTTTACTGAAAAATGGAATAGGATAGATAAAGATCCTTATGAAAAAATGCTTGCATTTTATAGAACTGAAATAGCATCTTATCGTTTGTGGGGAGAATCTCAAGATTATGATAATACTTGGTTTAGTTTATTTTCAGATCCAGATTTGGTAAAACAATGGCACTATTTGTCCTATAAATATAAAAAGAAGAAAAATAATATGCACGATGTTGCAAAACTATTTTCATCTTATACAGATATAAGTTGGAATTATAGAATTACTGGGATGTCTATACGTGGAACTTGATATTAATAATGTAATCTTTTTAAAGAATGATATAGCAGCAACTTATTATAGAGAAAATATATTTCCTCATAATATAGAATCTATTATAGTAACTGCTGATTATACTTGGCCTAAAGACGAAAAAGTACGAAATTTTATTTGGGAACAAATAAAAACAGATAAATTAGATGTAATTGCAATAGGTACTGATCATTTAGATATGGTTAATAATGTAACACATTTATTTGTGATTGATAAATTTATTTCTAATGATATAGAAAATACAATAGAAGTTATTAAAAACTTTGGTCAATTAAAACAAATCAAACCAACAACTAAGCTCGTCAATCCAAAATATAATACACCTATTTCTACATTATTAGGATATGAATTTAAAATAAAAGAAATTTCTTTTAAGGAAATAAAAGAAATATGGGATAATAAATTATGGCCTGGCTTAGACTCTTTTAAAGTGCATGTAGATTCTAATTATCCTCCTGCAACAGACGAACCAGACTTTTTCGGTTTATATGATAATAATAAACTTATTGGAGTTAACTCGGGTTATGCTACTGGTATGTATTATCGATCACGAGGATTATGGGTAGATCCCAATTATAGAGGAATGGGATTATCTAAATTATTACTCGAAGAAGTGATAAATCAAGCAAAATTACATTTTTGTAAAGAAGTTTGGAGTTTACCGAGTAAAAAATTTATTTATGCTTTTACAGCAGCTGGATTTACCTGTGATAAAGATTATGAAGAAAACAAATACGTAAGGTTAGTATTATGATTTATACAAGAAATGGAAAATTAAAATATGATGAAGATTTACTTGATATTATTGCAATAGGAGAAAATCTTACAACAACTCAGCATGACCGAACAGCCGGTGATGGTAAATACAAATTTAAGAATTGTGATTTTAGAAATCAAGACTTTAGAGGTGTAAGCTTTGATGGATTAGTAATGGACGGTTGTGATTTTACTGGATCTGATTTACGTGGTGCTACATTCTATAAAGTTGGTTTAAGATCTGCGATCTTTAAAAGATGTCAATTAGATGGTGCAACATTTATAAATTGTAATTTACGTGAAGGTTATATGACAGAATGTTGGGCTAAAGAACTTACACTTCAAGATTGTAATTTCATTGGAGCAGATTTACAACATTTAATTGCTCCCGATTCTACATTTATTGCAAATGATTTCCGTAAAGTAAACGCAAGAAAATCAGATTTCCAAGGTTCATTCTTTGATAAAAATAGAATGCGTGGTATGATTACTCGTAATACTTCTTTTCATTGGACAAATACACCTAGATTTTTTCATGATGCAGCATTACAATATGATTTTATGGAACCAAATGAATGGGTCATTGGATATAAATTAACTGCTGCAGATGGTAGAGGAATTTATCATCCAAAGATTACATACGAAGTTGGTAAAACATTTGATGCTGAAAACCAAGATGGTAAACATGTTCCATTACATCCAAAGCATAATACTGGAATGGCAGTTGCTTCTATGGATTGGGTACTAAAAGAATGGGTATCATGCGGTGCTTATGGAGATTATAAATTATTCCAAGCTAAGTTCCAAGTAAAAGATATTATAGAGAATGAAGGCTCAGATAAATTTAATGTAAGAAAAATGAAAATCGTTAAAGAAATTGATATGAAACAATTTTACGATGAAATGACCGAGTCTATAAATTATGACGACTGATATTACTGGCAAAGTTGAATTACCAAATTGGTGGAATAAACCAATAGAAGAAAGAACAAAAGACTGGCAAGATAGATATAAAAAAGATGAAGTTGGCTATGATGATTATATTGGTCAATTTACATATGATACAAGAAAATATACTGGAAAATGGTTATTAAGAAATATAAGACATAATTCTGGTAAAGATGCTTTAGTATTAGATGTTGGATGTGGTGTAAATCCATTTAAGAATAAAATCAAAAACTTAATTGGTATTGAACCTGGAACTTGGGGTAATCCCGATATTAATATAGATTTAGAAGGAGCTTGTAATATATTTCAAAAAGAATCATTTGATTGGGTATTAGCAATTGGAATATTACATCATCATGACGAAGTAACAATACATAAAATGATTCAACAATTAAAATATTTAACTAAACCAGGTGGTTATATAGCATGTTTATGTAAACCTTACGATGACGATCCCGAAAAATTATATCATCCAGAGTTTGGTAAACCTGCAAATTTATATCCTTGGTTTGTTGAAACAACCCACATTTTTACAAAAGAACACAAATTAAAATATTATCAAGAACCTATTATTGATTATACAGATTTAAGTTTAGTTCCAAATGATATTGAAATAAAAGATAAAGTAGTGAATGGCAGAATTAGAGAAAGGTTATTTTGGATATGGGAAAAAGATACGACGCTATAGAAGTTGGTAAATCTCCACGTGAATGGAGATTAGAAAGACTTAAAGATCACTTCTCACAAGATTGGGCAGAGATTATTCGTGTAACAAGTCCAGCAAAAACTGGATCTGGTTATACTGCAGCAAGAGTTATTAATAAACTAAATCCAGGTTTAGTACTTGATATTGGTTGTGGTAATAATATGATGAAACAATATATTCCTAATTTAATCGGAATAGATTTATTACCATATAATGGCAATGCTGATATTGTTGGTGATGTAATGGATATCCTTCCACGCTTTAAAGATAATTCTGTAGATGCTATTAGATCTGTTGGTCCTTTTAATTTTGGAACAAAAGATGAGATAGTAGAATTAATATTAGAATGCAAACGCGTATTAAAGCCAGGCGGGTTAATATGCTCACACGCGAGACCTGGTAGAATATCAGATGAAACACAATTTCAGCAGCGTGGTATGATTCATTATCCTTGGACAAGAGATGCTATTCGCCAATTCTCAAATGAATTAGATTTAGAATTACTTGATCCTAATCCTTCTGTACCAGATTTAAAACAGGATATTATTACAGAATTTACTGATATGAAACAAGTACCGTGGGAGGTATTAGAATCTTATTGTGATAGATATACTCCAGAAACTACAACAGTTGACGAATGGAATAGATGGATAGATCGTCAAACTGATAATTCAGAAATGCTAGATCCTACCGAAGTATATGAAACCTATGATCACATTAGACATGTGTGTTATAATGAAAGATATAGAAGATTAAAAGACGATAGGTATGATCCTACATTCCCTGATGGTGTAAGACCTAGATTTAATTGGTGGTGGAAAAAATATGAATAGACGATTGTTAGAACAAGTAAAACAACAATTTGAAGAATTTCCATATACAAAGGAAAAATTCTTAACACATTCAAAAACTAATATGAATTTAGTAGATGAATTAAAAGAAATAGAAGGATTAGTTATTGACGTTGGTTGTGGTATTAATCCATATAAAGAACATGTAAAAAATTTAATTGGTTTAGATGTTGCACATTATCCAGAGTCAGATTTAACAATGTCTGTCGAAGAAGCATCAAATATATTTCAACCCGGTTGTGCAGATTGTGTAATTGCATTAGGCTCAGTTAACTTTGGTGAGTTTGATAATATTATGAATCAAATTGGTATTATGATTGATTTAGTAAAACCTGGTGGAAAATTAATTATAAGAGCAAGACAATTAAGTGAAAGAAAAATAGTTCGTAATCAAAAAGCATTTAGACATCATGGTTGGACATTAGATGAAGTTTATCAGGTATATGAAAAGTATAAAGATAAAGTTGAATGGATACATGAACCAATAGAAGAAACGGCTGCTGCGGGTAAAATCGGAGCTCCTGGACAAGCAGATGAAGAAGCAATAATGAGATTATTTGTATGGCGATGGAAAAGAAAATAGTTTTTATAACAGGTGTACCCGGATCTCGATGGGGAAGACTTGAATACATTTTAAGAAATGAAACTTCTAATATAATTGATAATTCATGTTGGATGCCTCATTTACAAGATACACCAAGTAATGGTACTGAACATTATCATAGATTCTTTGGACCATATCATCAATATGGAGAAAGATTCGATCAATTAGCATTAATGGGGAGAGATGCTATATTGCAAGAAATTGATAGAGCATTTGATGGTGATGGAATTAGATTTGTAAGATGTCATTGGTTTGCTTATCAATTAGATTGGATAAAAGAAAATTTACCAGAAGTTGATATATTAATGATGATGAGAGAACCACAAATGTCATTAAATTGGTGGTTAGAATCTGGTGGTTGGGATATTCAATATCCACAATATCATTGGTATGGAAATACATCAAATATGAGACGTCAAATCTTTATTGAGAATGAATGTATGGAAAAATTCATTAAAGAAAATAATCTACAAATGAATTATAATGTTTGGGATATGCCTGATTGGATAGATGAAAATTGGCCTGAATGGAAAGATTATTTACCAAAGAATAAAACATATCATCATAAATTAAGAAAAGAAGAAGATAAAACACTTTGGCCTGTTTTATATCGCGGAATAAATAGTATTACACATATTTAGGAAACACGCATGCAATTAGAAAAATATCATTATGATAAGTGGAAAGAAGATCCAGAAGGACGACACTCTAAAATTCTTGGTGTGCTTGATTATGATTTAGAAGATGAAATCGCAAAAGCTAGAAGTAAAAATCCAAAAGAAAAATGGTATAGTGCTCGTGGAATTTATGAAGTTTATCCTGAGATTAAAGAAAAATTAAAAGATGAAGTTGGTGCTAATACTAAAATGTTTAGTAAACTTGAATTAAAAACATTCGAAGAATTTCCAAAGTTTCATCTTATTTTTGATTTATTCCATTTAGTTGGTGACACAAAATTTAAATTCAATGATCAATTACCTGGTCATATTTTAATGGAACATGTAGATAATTTTCCAGACATGCCAGATAAAGAAAAAGTATATGCAAAAGAACATTTAGATAATAGAGTAAGATTCTTAGTAATGCTTGCAGATTGGGAGCCTGGACAAATGGCGCAGTTTGGTAATAGAACTTATACTCAATGGAAAAAAGGTACAGTCTTTCATTGGGAATTTAATACTACTCCTCATTCTACTGCAAACGCATCTTGGATTGCTAGACCAGCATTGCAAATTACAGGCGAAGCAACGGAAAAAACATGGGAAATTATTAAAAACGGTTTATAATGAAAGTATTAATTTCTAGTACAATACTACCCGGAATAAATCCAGACTTTACATTTGATGCCATCGAACATGGATTTTATCAAATGTTTAGAGATCATGATATCACTGCTTTATTAAATAGAAAAAATAGTTATAAAAAATTAGCAAAAGAGCATGATTTATTAGTTTTATCAGGTGGAAATGATACACCACAAAGAATAATTACTGAGATAGATGCAATAAAGCATTTTAGACTATTAGATAAGCCTATTTTGGGTATTTGCCACGGAGCTTTTTTATTAACTCAATTAATGGACGGCAAATTAATAGATATAGAAGGTCATAGAAGAACAAGACATAAAATAACATATAAATATACTAGTAGAACAATAAATTCATATCATGGTTCTACTATAGTTAAAGAACCTGAAGATTCTGAAGTTTTGGTAAGAGATGAAGATGGTCATATAGAATCTTGGATTAAAGGTAACGTAATGGCCGTTGTTTGGCATCCAGAAAGAGAAGAAGATTTTTGGGTACCTGACGAAATAAAAAAATATATAGGAGTAAATACAAATGACAATGACCGGTAAAGAATTTGTCCAAAAAGTTGCAGATTATATTGAGCCTTTGTATAAATCATCTGAAGAGCAAACTCAAACATATTTCCGTAACGATCCAGATTTGGACGAGGCAATTTTTCATTTTAAACGTAGAATGTTTAATGAAAGAATGAACATCGTAGAGATTGGTAAAGCACTAGTTGAAAAGCCTGCTTCAACTGATCCTACTACACTTAAGCTTTTATCAAAGCAAGTCTATGATGAAGCTAAACATTACGATATGGTTCGTAACGTAATCGAATATCTATCAGGACATAAGTTTACTGATCAAGAACTAGAGCAAGAATATGCATGGCAAATGGATAAGTCTAAAGTATCTGAAAAAGGTGCTTCTCTATTCGAAGAAATTGGTGGTCACAAAGATGAACTAATGGCTGCAGTATACCAATTTGTTGCAGAAGGTAGAGCAGCAAGAGTATGGAATGCAATGGCTACATCAATCGATGATCCAATCGTTTCTAAAACTTATGCAAAGATTTCTAAAGATGAGTATATGCACTCAAGAATTGGAGCAAGAACTATTGAACAACTTGCTACAACTGAAGAAGCTCAGGCTAAAGTAATGGCTGTACTTCCACAAATGATGGAAAGAATGTTTTGGATTAATTGCCAAGGTACTGCAGCTGTTAAAGAAGGTGCCGAGAGATGTGCTTCAGTTTATGGCTTTGATACTTCTGATGAGAAGATGAAAGAAAAAGGTAAAGTATGGCAAACTCTTAGAGATGCTAGCTTTAACTGGAAGCCAGTTGCAAGAGGTCAATTCAAGGAGCATGACGTAGCGGATGAAATTGCGATAAATAATTTCTCTTTCGCTTAAAACTATGGTATAATATATTATGAATATTTGGTTTTGTGGGATTCCAGGCAGTAGATGGAGTGGAATAGATATATGTATTCGACACTGTCTACCTTGTGATCAAACCGACGAAACCGAAGATCGTATCTTCTTTCACAAAGCAAATGATAGAGGATACAAATTCAACGGTCATAGAGGTATTTACTGGGGTCCGGGAATGACATGCGGTCATTCTTGGACTAACCTCAAAGATGTTGGAAAAGAAAATATTCTCGATGAGATTAATAAAGAATTTACAGGTGAAGGCTATCGAGTTATTAAATCACATGCACTCGCAAGAAATAATAATTTAGATTTTATCTGGGACAATTTTAAAGGTGACTATATGGTTCTTATAAAAAGAGATCCAATAGAATCTTTTAAATGGTGGGACTCAATTATGAGTTTCGAAGACGATAAGTATCCATCTTATGTTGAGATGTATAAAGATCGTGAAACTATGCAAAAACTTTTAATCGAAGAAGATGCATATATAGATATGTTTGCTAAGAAACATAAGCTTGAATGGAAACTATTTGATGCTGTTGAATCATTTAGAGATATACGAGGTTATGATTATTCAAAAGCAATCACATTTGAATATAATAAGCATGATGATGTTTATATAAGTGTAACAAAAATATGAATGAGGTAAATAATGAAAAAATTAATCGCGCTTTTTGCGATTTGTTTCGCAACAGCTGCTTCTGCAGCAACAATCGAAGTTCAATATCCATCTAAACCTGGAGCACAAGGTACCACTCTATGGGGTGATACAGTTGTAAAAGAACTTCAAAACTATACTGACCACACTTTAGTACCAAGATTTGTATCAGGTGCTCGTGGTAAAAAATCTTTAAAGTCGTATTCTTCGACAGATAAATCAACACTACTTATTACACACGGTGGTAATGCAGAAGCTTTCCTACTGGAAAATGTTGGTGATTTCGATTATGCAAAATATGATGCAATGGTCGTAATGAACTCATCAATGTGGATTTCGAAAGTTGCTAATCGTAAAGGTGTAATGACATTCCCACTTGATGGTGGATCTGGGTTTGGTCCTGATTGGATTTCAGTTGGTATGATGGAATGTGGTCCAGAAAAATCTGCAAAGGTTGATACTTTCCTACAATGTGTTAATAAGAAAATGCGTTTAGTCGGTGGTTTCAAAAAAGGTGGTGTGAGACGTAAAGCATTTAATGATCAGTTACTACAAGGTAGTCGTGATACGATGGCTTCTGCTTTAGCTGCTTCTGAAAGACAATATAAAGCAGGTACTCATGTAGTTTGGTATTCACATGGTATTGTTGATAAGAATGGAAAATACGGTGATCCGAATAACGAAAAAGGTAAGCAAACATTTGAAGAAGCATATAAACTTCAATATGGCGTAGATCCTTCTGGTGAAGTATATGACGCTTATCGTTTAAATCAAGCATATCGTGATGGATTGCAAAAAGCAATCTTTACTCATAAAGATAATCCATATAAAGATGATATGAATAAAGCAATTAGTAAAATGTTAGAAGATAAAGATGCTGTCGCAAGACTTCAAAAGAAACTTGGTAACTATCCTTGGTTAGGTGCTAAAGACGCATCAACACACTCTGAATATATTACTAGTATTAAAACAGAAGAAAATTCTAAAAATCTATTAAAAATCGCTAAAGACTGGTTCAGATACGACGTTAAGAAGTAATGATTGAATCACTCATTTCGCTCCCACTGTATTTGCAGTGGGGTATCATTATTACAGCAGGAGTATTATATGGATCTCTTATTGGTCTAATACCTTCTGCTGGTCCAGCAAAAGCATTAATACTACTCTTTGGATTAGTTCAATTATTTGATATTCCTGGAGCAGAATACTTATTTGTATTATTTGCAATTGCAGTAATGGTATCGTGTTCTATTGGCGATTCATTTGCTTCGGTACTCATTGGCATCCCAGGAGCTGATGGAACCGCAGCGACAATGGTAGATGGTTTCCCTCTCGCGAAACAAGGTAAAGCATCATACGCATTGTCAGCAGCAATAACCACTTCTACACTTGGTGGATTATTGTTTGGAGTTGTTGGATTCTCTTTGTTTCCAATGTACAATCTGATTAGTGATTATATAAGTGTACCAGAAATATTTGGTATGATTGTTTTATCCTTCTCACTTATTACTCTTATTACTACTCGCTATGCAATACGTTGTTTAATTGCATTAGCATTTGGTTTGTTTGTAGGATTAATTGGTTATGATATGTACTCGACTCCAAGATGGACTGGTGGATGGGAATATCTAGTTGATGGCGTATCAATAGTTATTGTCACCGCCGGTTTATTTGCAATGCCAGAATTATTAGAAGTTCTAAGAAATAAAAATGAATATTCTAAGATTGATAAGAAACATCATAATCAACAAACTTGGCAGGGCATTAAAGATACATTTAAACATTGGTGGATTGCATTTCAAGGTTCACTTATTGGTTTTATTGTAGGTGTATTACCCGGAACTGGTGGAGGAATAGGAGATTGGTCTGCATATACTGCAACAACTGCTATTTCTAAAAAAGAAAAAATTCCATTTGGTAAAGGTAATATTAAAGGTGTAATTGGCAGTGAGGGTGCAAATAATTCCGGTAAAGCTGGAGCACTTCTTCCTGCATTCTTATTTGGTATTCCAGGCAATCGTGGTGTTGCAATTATCATGGCTCTTTTCATGTATGTAGGCTTTGAAATGGGCACGGTTGCTTTAGTAGAAGATCAGCAATTTATAGATCATTTATACTGGGGATACATGTTAGGTACTGCAATCGCTGGTATTGTACTCTTATTATTTGCAAGACAAGTATCAAAAATAGTTTATTTAAAACCAATCTATTGGGTTCCTATAATGGCAGGATTAACAATATGGTCTGTATTAGCGGCTAATTATTATGTAACTTGGTGGGAGGATTTAACATTACTCACATTCTTTAGTATACTTGGTTACTATATGAAGAAATATGAATTTAGTCGTCCGGCATTTTTAATTGCATATTTCTTAGCAGAGAGACTTGAAGGTTCATTCTTTCAAATACAACAACTATATTTTATGGATGGAAACTACATAAATAATCCTATATGGAGTATGCATCCTATAATGACAGGTTGCTTAATATTCGCATTAATGATTCTAATTTATGGAATTAAGAGAGATAAATCTCTTACAACATACTCATGAATAAGTATTGTAAAATAATAAAAAAATACGATTTAAATAAAATAAAAGAAGAGATAGAAACTCTTCCATATTTTGAAAAAGAATTGTGCTTACAAGGTATAAATCCAGATTCTGATTATAATGAATGTTTAGGAAAAATTGAAAATTTAAAATATCCAGAAGATTCATTTAAATATCCATTATTTGATATTCCATATATTAATTCAATATTAGAAGAAAACAAAATATATAGGACGAGATTACTAATATTAAAGCCTCATACTTGTTATTCTTGGCATAAAGATCGTACATTTAGATATCATATTCCAATCATAACACATCGAAAATGTAAATTTGCATTTGAAGATTTAGTATTTCATATGCCCGCTGATGGAAGTTTATATGAAGTAGATACAAGACAAAAGCATACTGCATTTAATGGTAGAAATGACGAGGGGAATCGTTTACATTTAGTTGGAAATATATGAAAAAGCCAGATAACGTAGTGGATGCACCAGGATTAACACAATATCCAACTAATGTTGGCGCGCCAGCGTTTACTGTTCCTGCAGTTCTAACAAAGAAAAGAGAGCGAGGAGCAAATGCAAGAAATCAATTAACAACGCATTTTGAAGAATTAAAAAAAGAATACTTTAGATTATCTCAACTAGCAGAAGATACTGAAATGGTTTATAATTCTAAATTTAGTTTTAATCCAGTTGTTGGTAGAACTTATCATTTGTATATGAGTAATGATGGTTTATTTTTAAGTATGATTGAACCAGAAAGATGGAATATGGAACATCATGGAAGTTTTAAATTGACAAGCGAACATACTTGGGAAAGAATATAATGAAAATAGCAATAACTGGACATACAGAAGGAATTGGAAAAGCCATATATCAAGCTTATCTTAATGAAGCCGATGCATTAGCGATTGGGTTTTCAAGACAAAACGAGCATGATATTTCTGATAAAACATGGTATAATAAATTATTAGAATTTGATGTTGTTATTAATAATGCACACGAAAAAAATTATCAAATAGATTTATTACATTTTCTTGCTAAAAATAATTTTAAAGGTAAAATAATTAATATGGGATCTATTAGTTCTGACGGGGAAAAACAAGAAATCCGTCCTTATTCTACTTGGAAAGCAGCACTTGAACATGCTAATGCTCAATTATATAATATTGGTTTTAATACTTGTATACTTAAACCAGGATTAATTGATACACCAAGAGTAGAAGGAAGATTTCCAGATAAAGAAAAAATGCATACTGATGATATTGTTAAAATAATTAAATTAGTTATTGATAGTAAATTTAGATTTAAACAAATTACATTTGGAGAATAATTTGCTTAAAAGTAGAGATTTAGATACATTAGAAAAGATTATTGCTAGATATAATTGCGAGGAAGAATTTCGCAAAAGAGAATTAGCATTATATCGACAAAAGTCTGGATTGGACTTAGCATTAGAAGTTCAAGCAAGTAAACCAGATTTAGTAATTGATTTTGGTTGTGGTGGAAATTTATTTAAAGATTACATAGATAATCTTATTGGAATAGATATTACACCTCATCCTAAAGTAGATATTGTAGATGATATACATAATGCATTAAATTATTTTAAACCCAAATCTGCAGATTGGATTTTTAATTTTGGCGTGTATCAATTTCAATCTAATGATGGAGAAAAACAAACAGAAATAATGTCTGAGTTAATTAAAGATAATGGAACTATTGTAGCACACTGTAATAGAATCGCGCCAGGTACATTATCTATACATGATTCAGAAGAATATATAAAATTATTAGGTGCCCAATATGGTCTTAAAACTACAGAAATTGATTGGAGTTATACAGATACTACAAAAATGACACCCGAACATTTAAAAATACAAAAAGAAGTAGCCAAATGGAGTGAGTTTGAAATGAAAGATTTAATTTCTCCAAGATTAACATGGCGATGGAATAAATAATATTAAAGGAGAATGAATATGCACAATGTGGAAGGTCAACAAAGTAAACTTAAAGAGCTTACATGGGCTCATCATCAATCAGCAGAGCGAAGAGCTTTTGCAAAAGAACTTATTAGTGGCTCAATCGATACAGAAATCTATTATAAATTTTTACAATGCCAATTTTTAAATTATCAAGTATTAGAAAAACACTGTAAAATTCCAGAACATCTTTACCCAATTCGTAGATCTGATCGTATCTTTCAAGATATTCGTGAGCTTGAATCAGAATACGGATTTTCACCAAACGGAAAGTTCCCACCTTCAGTAGATCAATATGAAAGTTATATTAATGAAATAGCAAATGATAATGAGAGACTATTAGCACATATGTATGTGCGTCATTTTGGTGAATTGCATGGTGGTCAAATTATCAAAAACAAAACTCCAGGTTCAGGTATGATGTACGAATTTAATGGAGATACAAAAGTCCTTATTTCAGAATTTAGAAAACTATTAAATGATGATATGGCAGATGAAGCAAAAGTTTGTTTTGATTTCGCATCACAGCTTTTTGATGAAATGTCAGAAATGATGAAAAAATAGTTGACATTTATATTATTATAGTATATAATAAAGATATAAACTGCAAATAATATAAGGAGGAGATATGATTTTATCAGCAGAAATCAACGAAGACTTAGATTACATTCCAGAATATCTAGAAAAAGATAAATCAAAATCCACGAGAATGCAGAGAGACGAAGCTGCCCGCGAGCGTCGTCATAAAACAAAAGAAGTAGTAGTAACCCGCACACAAAATGAATGGGCCAAAGCGCATAGAGCGAAGAAGAAAAAGTAATGAGAAAGTTTACACAGAAAATTCAACAAGATAATGAAGGAAACCTGTATTTTGAATTAGAAGAACAAATATTGGAAGAACTTGGTTGGACATGGGGTGATAATTTAAAATGGGAACCAATTGATGATACGAAAACTTCTTGGAAGCTTAGTAAAATAGATGATATTCAAAAAGAAAAAGATAGTAGTTGATGCATTTACTTTCAATGAAAATATTGCAAAGTATCCAATAGAAAAAACATCAAAATATCTTCCAGACTGGTTTAAAAAATTAAAACCGGTACATAATATAGATGAAGATAATCATCATTTAAAAGTTTCTACATTTAAAAAATGTGATGGAATTGGAGATTTAATTAATAATACATTTGCTCTACCTTTATGGGCAGACTTAAGTATTATAGTAAATGACGATGGAATTTATGAATGGAAATATCCGTCTCCTCCATATAATTATGGCATGGAGCAACATCCAGATTATCATTTACAAGGAGCATTTGATCCATTAGTACATGCTAAGATTAAATCTCCTTGGATATTAAAAGAAAAAACTGGAGTAAATTTTTGTCAAATACAAGGTTTTTATTCTTTTAATAAACAACCATTACAAATTCCACCAGGTATTGTAAATTATAAGTATCAACATTCAACACATATTAATATGTTTTTAGAACGAAGTAAAAATTACTTTTTTGAAGTTGGCACTGCAATGGTATATTTACTTCCTATGACTGATAAAAAAGTTGAAATTAAAACTCATGTTGTTTCTAAAGAAGAATATAATAGTTTATCTCAATTAAGTGCTCCACAAAAATTTATGGATGCGTATAAGGAAAGAAAGAAATGTCCGATTTATGGGAACAATTAGATAAGTATGCTAAACGATTAGAGTTAACCTTTGATCGTCATATGACTAGAATTGATAATCCTCTATATACCGATGATTTAAAGTTTGAAGGTTGGAAAGATTTATTTTGGAAATCTTGTTTTATTCGTAAAGCGCACCTTAAAATAATTGATAATAGAGAAACACAAAAGCTTTGGTTAATGCATATTAACATTTATCCAAAAGTTGGTATTGAACTACCTATTTTAGGATTTGATATTGTTGCAGGACCAAATAAGATTACAGGTTCTTTTATGGATTATTCTCCATTGCATGGTTATGATCATCCATATAATACACATATGAAAGAAGTTGTTTCTAAATTAGAATGGAAAAGATCTCGTGAATTACCTGATTGGGCTTTAGAAATATTTTCAGAAGATATGATTGCAGTAGGTAATATTAGAGTTGGAGAAGAATTAGATCAATTTATTAAAGTAACTGAAGAATTAACTGATTATTATTTAAATAATATGTTTGCTCATGCAGCAGATGAAGACAGAGATACTACCGAGCATTTAAACAAATATTGTATTAATCAAAAGAAAAATCCACACTTACACAATTCTATTTTAAAGATGGGTATTTCTGAAGAGTTAAAAGATAAGTATATAAACAATATTTTATTTGAAGAAATAGTTGACATTACAGAAAATTAGTATATAATAGATATATAATCGAATTAATAAAAGGAGACAAAAGTGGGTATGACAACATCAGGGATGTGGCCAAACACATTACTTAAAGAAAGAGATGGTAAAACATTAAAAGTAGAAATTTTTGAAAGTTCGGATGGATCTTCGTGTAAATTTTATATTAATGAAGAGTTAGTGGCAGAAGAAATGTACCCTTTAAAATCTCGTCAATGGGCAGAAGATGCTGCAGAAAATTGGCTTGATGGTATTAAAACACTTAAAGGATAATTATGTTAGTCACGCCAAAAACTCCAGAAAGGATTCATCATGAAATAGAAGGCATGTTAAAGAAAGGTGTAAGTTATATAGATGCTCTATGTGAATATGCTAGAATTAATGAAATAGAAATAGAAGTTATAGCAGATATTGTTAAGAAATCAACCATATTAAAGGAAAAAATAAAGACCGAAGCAGTTGAGCTGAGGATGGTACATTCAGATGATACAGACATCACTAAGTTATGCTAATGAAAAGTCGTTTGAGTATTACGTAAAATATTTAGCACTCAAACAACATTTTTCAAGCGATTATGATTTCCATAAGTATAATGGAAAAATAAGAGCAAATTTTGATAAGTATCGTACTAGAAATGATTGTTATTTCTTTGAAAAATTATCAAATAAAGATGATCCTATAAATCTAATGGTTGCTAATATGATAGTAAAACCAAATGTTTGGATAAGAGAAATTATAGAACAAGATGGTGAAGAAAGATATATTGAATGGAAAAAGAAAATACAATCACTATCAAAAGTATTTAAAACAGATTTGAATAATTTACAAGATAATTATCAACAAAACTTTGTATCAGTAGACGGGCAACATCCATATGTAATTACTGCATATATGCAAAGAAAAATTAGTTTGGAGACGTTAACTATATTAGCAAAGATTTCTAATATATTTCCATATTGGGAAGAAAAAATAGTTGACAAATTCATAGCAGGTGATATAATTAAACTAATAAAAAATTATTCACCATTTTTAGAAATTGACGAAAAAAAGTTCAAAAAAATTATACGTGAACGTTTTTTCTGATATAAATAAGTATGTAGGTTATCCTACGTATATAACGCAATATAAAAATACAACGCAATATAAGGAGAAATGATATGTCATTCGACGCACTCAAAAAGAATCGTTCAGCTTCGCTCGATAAACTGAACAAACAACTAGAAAACATTTCACAAAAATCTTACTCAGATCCTAACGAAGGAAAGTTTTGGAAGCCAACTCGCGATCAAGCAGGTAATGGTTTTGCAATCATTCGTTTCTTGCCAGCACCTAATGGTGAAGAAATGCCTTTTGTACGTATCTGGGATCACGGTTTCCAAGGTCCTACGGGTCTTTGGTATATCGAAAATTCTCTTACTACTTTAAATCAAGATGATCCTGTATCAGAATACAATGGTAAACTTTGGAATAGTGGTGTTGAAGCTGATAAAGAACAAGCACGTAAACAAAAGCGTCGTTTGAAATATGTCGCTAATATCCAAGTTATTAAAGATTCTGCTAATCCAGCAAATGACGGTAAAGTATTCCTTTATCAGTTTGGTAAAAAGATCTTTGATAAATTGAATGATCTTATGAATCCACAATTCGAAGATGAAACACCAGTAAATCCATTTGATCTATGGGAAGGTGCTAATTTCCGTCTTAAGATTCGTCAGTTCGAAGGTTATCCTAACTATGATAAATCTGAGTTCGAAGCTCCATCACCTCTATCTGAAGATGATGCAGTGTTAGAATCGATTTATAATCAAGAGCATTCATTGCAAGATTTGATTGATCCTAAGAATTTTAAATCTTATTCTGAATTGAAAGCAAAATTACACCGTGTACTTGCACTTGGTGAAGCTCCAATTGAACCTTCTACAGCAGAAGATAATATTGAAGCAGATGATCTAGATCTAAGTAAAATGGGTAATAATGAGAAAGTAGCATCTGCTCCAGAAGCTCCTGCTGCACCTCAAGAGTCATCAGCAATGAATATGGCAGATGATGACGATGATCTTTCAATTTTTAAGGAACTAGCAAATGGCTAATAAAACCTACGAGGAGCTCTTAGACTTTGACTTTGGCTTCAGCTTTATCGACGAGGAACTCGAAGAAAAACAAGCTGCGGCCGAAGAAACCATTCAACAAGTCAGTAGCGAAAAGCAAACTTTAGAAGATCAATTAACTGACGCTAAAGTAAAAGCTGACGACCTTGAATATCGTCTAGAACTTTTATATAAATCAATAACACCGTTTTTAGACAATTTATGTCAAAATGCGGATAAGTCAACAATTTATTGGCCTGATCGTGTTTCAAAGATTAATGCCTATAAAGCAAAACTATTAACAATTGTAGATGGAGGGTCTTAATGAGTCTATTAGATAAGATTGTAAAAAATAGTACCATTAAAATGACTGCTCCTATTGCAGAGTCAAAAGTTTTTGGTAAAAAAGATATGGCACCAACATCAGTGCCTATGGTAAATGTTGCATTATCTGGTAATTTAGATGGTGGTTTAACTCCAGGACTTCTTGTTCTGGCTGGACCATCTAAACATTTCAAATCTGCTTTCGCTCTTTTAATGGCTTCAGCATATATGAAAAGAAATCCAGATGCAGTATTATTGTTTTATGATTCAGAGTTTGGTACACCACAAGCTTATTTCGAATCATTTGATATTGACATGAATCGTACAGTTCATACTCCAGTTACAAATGCTGAAGAACTTAAATTCGATATTACTTCTCAACTTGATAAGATTGAAAAAGGCGAGAAGGTTATTATTGTAATCGATTCAGTTGGTAACCTTGCATCTAAGAAAGAGGTTGAAGATGCACTTGACGGTAAATCAGTTGCTGATATGTCACGTGCTAAAGCACTTAAATCTCTATTCCGTATTGTAACACCACATTTAAATCTTAAAGATATTCCACTTATTGCAGTTAATCATACTTACAAAGAGATTGGATTATTCCCTAAAGATGTTGTGTCTGGTGGTACAGGTATTTACTATTCAGCTGATGCAATTTGGATTATTGGTCGTCAACAAGATAAAGTTGGTACAGAAATTCAAGGTTATCATTTTGTAATTAACATCGAAAAATCTCGTCATGTTAAAGAAAAATCTAAGATTCCTATTACAGTAAGTTGGGAAGGTGGTATTCAAAAACTATCTGGACTTATGGAAGTTGCTGAAAAAGGTGGATATATTATCAAACCAAAAGTTGGTTGGTATCAAGCTGTAGATCCATCTACTGGTGAAGTTATTTCTGGCGATAAAAATTATCGTGCGAAAGAAATAGTTGACAATCCAGAGTTTTGGGATATAATATTTAATAATACAGATTTTAAAGATTATATTAAAAATGCTTTTTCAGTGGGAGGAAGTGTTATAATCTCTGATGATGAAACAGTGACTGAAGACGTAAAGGATGATTGAAAAAACAGTAATATCAAACCTAGTATTTAATGAAGACTATTATCGAAAAGTATATCCATATGTACAAGTAGAGTACTTTGATGATAATAGTCTGAAAAAAATATTTGAAACCTATTCTACATACGTAGAAGAATTTAAAGAGCCTCCTTCAATAGAGGCTCTCAAAATTTCACTAGATAAGAGAAAAGATTTAAATGAAGATGGATATAAAGAAGTTATGTCCACCGTGGATTCTCTTGCTCTAGATAATGATACAAACATTGACTGGCTAGTTTCTGAAACTGAGAAATTCTGCCAGGATAAAGACTTGTTTAACTCTATTCGTAAAGCAATTTTGATCATGGATGGTGAAGACAAAGTAAATGAAAAAGGTTCTATTCCCGAACTTTTATCTAAGTCTCTTTCCATCAGTTTTGATAGTTCGATTGGTCATGATTTTATTGATGATGCTGATAGTCGTTATGACTTCTATCATAGAAAAGAAGAACGACTACCTTTTGATATTGAGATGCTGAATAAAGTTACCAAGGGCGGGCTACCACGTAAGTCCATGTCAGTACTCCTTGCAACGACTGGCGGTGGTAAGTCTCTCGTCAAATGTCATATGGCTGCTTCTTATCTAATGCAAGGTAAGAACGTAGTTTATATTACTATGGAAATGGCAGAGGAAAGAATTGCAGAGCGTATCGATGCTAATATGATGGATACTTCTCTTGATGATTTAAAAATTATGCCAAGAGATGTATATGAAAAACGAATTAATCGTATTAAAGATAAAACAACTGGTAAACTTGTTGTAAAAGAATATCCAACCGGTTCTGCTCATGCTGGACATTTCCGACATCTATTAAATGAATTAAAGATGAAACGTGGATTTACTCCAGACGTTATCTTTATTGATTATCTAAATATATGTGCTTCATCTCGAGTTAAAGGTGCGGCTCAAGCAAACTCTTATACACTTGTAAAATCAATTGCAGAAGAAATTCGTGGTCTTGCAATGGAGTTTAATTGCGCTATTGTAACATCTTCTCAATATAATAGA